ATACACGTTATACGGGAGCTTCGGCTCCCTTTTTTTTATGGCTATTCAAATAAGCACCGATACCGAACTATCCGCAGTGAACTCTATCTTGGGTAGCATTGGTCAATCTCCTGTCACTAATATCACAGGTAATGCACTACAAAATCCAGAGATAGGATTTGTAGTCAACTTACTTAACGAAGTAAATAAAGATGTTCAAACAATAGGGTGGACATTTAACACAGAACACAAAGTAAAAAAATCTCCTGATGCTCAAGGTAACTATGTAGTACCTAGTAATGCAATAGTTTATGATATTAGTGATGGTCAGATTGACAGAGAAACTAATGTTGTAAAAAGAGATGGTAAATTATTCGACACAATAAATCAAACAGATGTATTTACTGGAGAATATTACTTTGACATTGTTACATTATATCCATTCACAGATGTACCTCCAGCTATACAGAGATACATAATTGCAAGAGCATCTATGCGTGCTGCTACACAACTTGTTTCTAATAGTGATCTAGTTAAGTTGCTTCAAGTAGAAGAACAACAAGCTAGAGCAAATGCTATGGAATTTGAAACAGAACAGGGTGACCATAACTTTATGGGCTTCCCACAGCAGACTAACTATAGAGCTTACCAACCATACAAAGCACTTATTAGATAATGGCAGCAAACAACATTTTAAAAATCAGAACTGTTCGTGGAGTACCTAAATATCTATACAACATGGATAAAGAAAGGTATGGCGATAAGTTTAGGACTATCAAAAAGATAGAAAAAGCTAAACGTAAAAAGAACAAAAAGAAAAGGACTGCATAATGGCAAACATAACACAAACTATACATAGTCTGAATGCTGGTATATCACAACAGCCTGACGAACAGAAGATTCCCGGTCAGGTAAAAGACATGCTAAATGCAGTACCTGACGTAACACAAGGTCTGCTAAAAAGACCGGCTGGTAAGTTTGTGAGTACTTTAGTAGGTTCTACAAACACCGGTAAATGGTTTCATTACTACAGAGATGAGAACGAACAGTATGTAGGACAGATACAACAAAATGGTACAGTTAAGGTGTGGGATTGTTTTACTGGTAATGCTAAAACTGTAGTTAATGGCATAGGTAATAACACATACTTAACACATACTAATGACGAAGATATACAAACACTAACTCTTAACGATTTTACTTATATAAATAATAGGTCCATTACTACAGAAATGGATACCATTACAGAACCTGAAGGAGATTTTACCAAAGAAGTTTTTGTTGAATTAAAAAGTATTTCTTATGCAAAACAGTATGCACTAAATGTATTTGATAGCACTGCTACTCAATCAGTTCATACAGCTACACGTATTAAAGTAACTTTAGTAAACTCTAGTAACAACTATTGTGACTCTAATTTTAAAATGAGAACACATGCTACTAGAGGTGATGGTAATAATGCTAGATGTGGAACTCAAGCTGGTGACGGTAGAGATGCTTTTGCACCTAATGTAGCCACACGTATTTTTTCTGTAGATAGTAACAAAACTCTTACAGATAGTGGAGCTACAGGTGGTACTCTTGCTAATGGTAATCACTCAGATACTAACTATAGCTACCAAGTTAACGTCAATAACAATAGCTCACAAGGTAGAAAGAACTTATATTTTCGTATAGCTACAACTGGTCAGTCGGTACCATATACAGAAGGTTCAGGTTCTAGTCAAACAACTACTTATCAAGCTAGATACACAACTACCTATGACTTATTACATGGTGGTGAAGGTTGGTTGGAAGGTGATTTCTTTTATGTATTTATGGCAGACGCCTATTATAAAGTAGAGATAGAAGAATCTAGTGAGTCTATTGTACAAGCTAACTTAGCTCTTGTTAGACCACAACCTACACCATTTGACACAGAAACAACTATTACTGCTGAGAGTATTCTTGGTGATATAAGAGCAGGACTTACTGGAAATGCTACTAATTCAGGTAATGGATTTACTATCACACAAATTGGTACAGGATTACATATAAAAAGAACTGGCGTATTCAACGCCTCTACGCCCGTAGGAGAGCTGTTAAATGTCGTTGCTGGTAAAGTTAACGATGTAGGTGATTTGCCGTCTCAGTGCAAGCACGGGATGGTTGTAGAAGTAGTTAACAGTGCTGCGGAAGAGGATAATTATTTTGTTAAGTTTTTCGGCAACAATGACAAAGATGGTGAGGGTACATGGGAAGAGTGTGCTAAGCCCGGGAGGAAGATAAGACTTAAAAGGTCAACTATGCCAGTGCTTCTTATAAGAACTGCTGATGGTAATTTTAGGTTAACTGAATTAGATGGAAATATATATCCAGATCTTTCAGAAAATTCTATAACTATAAGTAGTCTTGGAACTACTGCATCAGGAACTATAGCAACTATCAATACTGCAACTTCTCACAATTTAAAAGAAGGTGACAATGTATTTGTAACCGTAAATTTTAATGGTACTTCTGGTGTTAGTGGGACTTTTACTAATAACCTTAATGTAGTTGATGTAGAGAAAGTAGTACATTCAGTACCAAGTGCAACTTCTTTTACTATTGATACAGGCAGTGCTGCTGTTGCTAATACTTTAATACAAACGCACTTTGCTTCAGGTACTTGTCGTAGTGCTGGTATTGTTCCTCGATGGGACGATGCTTTAGTAGGTGATTCAGTAACTAACCCTGAACCTTCTTTCATAGGTAAACAGGTTAGCAAAATGTTGTTTTTTAGAAACAGATTTGCAATACTTGCTGATGAAAATATAGTTATGTCTCGTCCCGGAGACTTTACTAACTTCTTTGCTAAGTCAGCTATACAGTTAATAGCTAGTGACCCAATAGACATAGCAGCAAGTTCAGAATATCCTGCTATTATTTATGATGGCATACAGGTAAACACTGGTTTATTATTATTTTCTAAAAACCAGCAGTTTATGTTAACAACTGATAGTGATGTATTTAGTCCTACAACTGCTAAAATCAATGCGCTTGCTACCTATAATTTTAATTTTAAAACTAATCCTATTTCTCTTGGTACTACGATTGGTTTCTTAGATAATGCTGGTAAGCATTCTAGATTTTTTGAAATGACACAAATACAAAGAGAAGGTGAACCACAAGTTATAGAACAGAGTGCCGTTGTATCTAAGTTATTTGAAAATGATTTAGCTTTAATTAGTAACTCTAGAGAAAACTCAATAATATTATTTAGTGAAGACGATCAATCAACATTATATGGTTACAGATATTTTGACCAAATTACTGAAAGAAAACTAGCTTCTTGGTTTAGATGGACCTTACCGGGAACTATTAAATATCATTGTATGCAAGACGATGCTTTGTTCGTAGTAATAGAAAATAATTCTCAGCGTGAGTTATTAAAGTTTTCTATAAAAATGGATAATAATACTGTTGCTTTGAATGATGACAGAGTACATCTAGATTATCTAATGCCAGTATCAGCTCTAGCATCTAGTGCTTATAGTGGTGGTAAAACTACATTTCCAAAACCAAGTGGTTTAAATGGTACAGGACAGATAGCAGCATATGATATAGACGATACAGCTAATCCACCATTAGCTATTGGTAACTATGCAGAGGTAACAGTTAATGGTAGTAATTTAGAAATACCCGGAGATTGGACAGGACAGGCTTTTTATATAGGTTATCTATATACTATGTCAGTTACTATACCAACTATTTACTATGTAACTAGAACTGGAGAAAATTTTAGAGCTGACACTAGAGCTAACACTATATTACATAGAGTAAAACTAGGGTTTGGTCCAATAGGTATATATGAAACTACACTATCTAGAATAGGTAGAGATGATTATACAGAACTGTTTGAAGTAACTCCTGCAAACCAAGTACTAGCAAACTCATCTCTTGCTCTTGATGATAATATATTAAGAACAGTACCTATATATGACAGAAACACAAATACTACTTTAGTAATTAAATCAACCCACCCATCTCCTGCTAACTTTCATACGTTAACATGGGAAGGCGTTTATAATAATAATTTTTATCAACGTGTCTAAATACATTCACCCAGCAACATTGGAGGCTGCCATTCGTGTAGCTTCTAATTTACTCCCTGCTGATTATAGGGAGGTTACAGAAGGTCATGGACATGACCCTCTAAACTCGTTAGTCGTAGGGTTTCATAACTGCGACTCAGTTTATTTTGAGGTACCCAACGGAGAGTTGGCAGGCATGGCAGGCGTTCACGAAGGTGGACAGATCTGGATGTTATGCACACCAGCAATCTATGACTATCCCCATACCTTTGCTAGAGAAGCAAAAAGGTATATTGAATCCAGACAAGAAGAGTTACTGTGGAATATTGTTGACGAAAGAAACAAAGTCCATTTAAAGTTACTCAGGTTTTTAGGTTTTAAATTTCTTAGAAGATTAACCTACGGACCAAATAATTTATCCTTTATCGAGTTTTGCCGTGTGCGATGTAGCAGCAATAGGACCAGCGATAGGAGCTGTAGGAAACGCAGCAGCAGCGTCCCAAGCTAACAAAGAAAAACGTAGACAGTACGAGCATCAGCTTAAGATCAGAGAACGTAAGTGGATGCAGACTAGGTCTACATACCAAAGTAAACAAGTACAATTTGCACAAGAAGTTGACCTAGCAAACATAGCAGCTCAACGTGCATATACAAGAACAAATATACAATTAAATAGAGCTAGAGCATCAGCTATTTTACAGAATGAAGAAGACTTTAAAAAGATGTTATCTAACGAAGGTATGATAGAAGCCTCTGCTGCTGAACGCGGTGTGAGAGGCGCATCAGTTACTAGACAGTTAGTTATGAATCAAGGTCAATTTGGTCTGAGTCAAGCGATGAGGTCTAGAGCTTTAGCCACTGCTAGGTTTGATGCTAAAGAAGTTATGGCAGATACCAATCGACAACTGAAAGGTACACTTAACAGGTCATTTAGTAAAGTAGCAGTAGCACCTATTCCAGACTTTGCACCACCTAAACCAGTTATGAATAATGTAGGACTAACACTTATGTTAGGTATGGGTCAAGCGTTAGCTGCTGGTTTAGAAGCTAATGTTGGAAATAACAATAACCCGTTAAATGATCCTGTTGACAATCCTTTTCAGTCAGGTACTACTTCTAACTTTAGCTTAAGTAACAATTCTGCTACTGGTTACAATTATAATAGTGTAGATCAAATAAACAACAGATTTAATTATAATAGTGCTGCCCAACCAAGTAACAGATTTAATTTCTTTCAAAGATATTAACTATGATTCCACAATTTAATATATCGGGTCAGTCAGTAAACCCTGAAGAAATCGTGGACATCATTCCCGAACAAGAAAAATCTGACAGACAAATACAACAAAGCGAAGAAAGATACTTTGACCAATTAAAACAGGTCAACGAAGATAAGCTAAGAAATGATGCTAAGATGTATGAAGGATTAGCTGATCTTTCTTCTAGCTTTGGTGATTTTTTAAAAAAGAAACAAGAAAAATACAGAGCTGATAGAGAGGCAGAAATATCTCTAGAGATTCTTACTAGAGGTGTAAGTCCAGAACTTGAAGCACAGTTTAGAGGTGATAGAGATAAGCTATTTGAAGATGATCTAGCAACACAAGAATTTGCATCTAAATACGAACAAGAAACCGGTGACTCTATCACCGCTCAAGAATTTCGTAAGATGGCTGGCTGGGAAAAGTATATGGTTGCAGAACAATATGCTTTACAGAAAGCTAAAGACTACGATCAGTATGTTTATCAGGCTTACGAGACTACTAAAATAGATGTTATTAGAGATGGTCAGCCAGTGTCTGTTGGACATATGGATAATCTATCACTACAAGAACAAGCAGCTTTAGATACAAAAATTAAGTTTGAGTATGCTAAACAGTTTGCAGGATTAAATCCAGCTCTTGTAGCTACTGTTGTCAAACCAGAAATAGATAAGTTTGATGACATGCGTAGGAAAAAGCAGGCTGTAGCTAGAGAAGAGAACTACCAAATAGAAGTAGCAGCTTCTGATAGTAAAATGATACAGACTGGTTTTGTTACTGCTAACCCAGAAGATGGACATCAACTAGCACATGACTGGGCTGCTAGATATGCAGCAAGAAACAGGACTACTATAGGTGCTGGTAGAAGAGCATTTGCAGATAACTTAGTTGATCTAGTTAGTCAGAATGCAATTACTTATGGAGAAGCTATGTCTATAGTTAATCACGAAATAACAGCTCGTGATGGTTCTATTAAGACAATGGGTTCTTGGAAAGAGTGGGCTGGTCTAGAAGGAGAACTAGCTGGTGCTGCTAAAAAAGGTCAAGCTGCTAGAGACGAAGCAAAAGAAAATTCTATAGCTGCTGATTTGTCAGTTATAAACGAGTTAGAAGCTCCTACTAATGAACAAAAAGCACAGTTGTATGCGTACTACAAAGACAAGTATGACGGATATGTACCTATAGAATTATCAGATGCTTTAAAAGGTCATTTGCCTGACGATGTTGCAGAAGATATGATTGCACAATCTATACGCTACCAAGGTGGTGTGTATGATTTTGAGATGGAAAATGTAAGTACTGAAGTTTATAACAAATACAAAGATAAAATACTTACTACAGGTGCACTCGTACCGGGAACAGATTTACATGACACAGCAGCTAAATTCCTAAAGGCATACACTGACGAAGGGACAGGAGATACATTTGGAAGTACAGAAACTGCTTCAGTAGAGTGGCTAAACTTATATGCTGGTTTAGAAGAAGTATTTAATAACGCTTACAAACAAGCTACTGTAAGAGATGGTCAGATTATAGGTAGACCTGAAGATGGTATGAGAGCTGGTCAAGCTGCTGTAGAAAAAGTATTAAGTAATGAGAGAACAGTGGACGCTATGATGAACCCTGATCTTGACCCATCAGATAATACATACAGTAGAAGTATTCAAAAAGGTATGACTCAATCTGCTAATGGTCAATGGAGAAAACAAAAAATTAATGCAGACAAAACATCACAGCAAGAGTTATTGATGTGGAGTAAAACACCATTAAAACAGTCTAGAGATATACCAGATTATTATCGTGACCTAGCTATGAGAATAGGAGTTAATCCTATTGACTTAGCTAACTCACAGCTTAAATTTTATGGAGAAGAGGTAACAGACACACCTAAAGAAAATAATAAAAACGATAAAATATTAAATCTTATTTACAAATTCCCTACACGTTCTCGTATAACAAGAGCTAGACTCGAAGACGAAGGACAGGGTGAACAGAACTTAAAAACTTCTATTTATAACAAAAAAGGCTTAATGAGAAAGGACCAGTAACTGCGGATTACTAGCCTTTTCTTAGGCTATAATTACCGTGGTAACTATGAATGAAGAATTTGACCCTACACTAGAGATAGGAATCTCTGGTACGGGCATGTCCGAAGAGGACACACAAAAGGCAGTACAAAATATCGAAGCTGCTGATATAGAAAATGGAATAGTAGAACCAGAACAGGAAGTTCCTGAAGAGGTTGTACCTGAAATAGTGCAAGAAGAAAAAGAACAAGGTCCTACAGCAGGAGACTATGCTGCTGACACTTTAATAGGTTTAGGAGCTGGTGCTAGAGATATAGCTTCTAACATCATCACTGCTCCAGAAAGAGTTATTGACTTTTTTAATGGTGAGATGGAGGAAGAAGGTAAGACAGAAGAAGGATATCAAACAGAGTGGGACCAGTTTATGTATGGTGATGGCGACCCTATTGAAACTAAAACATGGTGGGGTGGTCTAGTCAGAGGTTCTACTGATGTCTTAGGTACTATAGCTGTAACAGGAGGATTTGGTAAAGCTGTAGGTTTATTATCTAAAGCTCAAAAAGCTAGAACATTAGCAAGCACATTAAAAGAAGGTGCGTTGCTTGGTTTACGTTATGACCTTGTTGCTAAAAACGAAGAAGTTGATAACTTATCAGGAATTATAGCTAAGAAATATCCATGGCTTGATTCAGCTTTAGCTACTAAGGATACAGATCATCCAGCTCTAAATAAACTAAGACATATTGTTGAGGGTATGGGTATAGGTGCTGTATTTGATGCAACTATATTTAAAATGACACCACTAGCTAAAATGCTTGCTGGTGAAGCTGTAAGTAAAGGCAGACCTATTGCTACTAACATAGCTGATACTGGTGTAAAAGCTGGTAAAGAAATAGGTGATGCAGCTAAGAGAGTATATGATGCTAGAGGTGAACTAAAAGCAGCAGCAGGAGAAGACATTGCTACAATCAGATCGAAGTTTGAAGAGTTTAGAAAGTCTAGATTAGATAGTGTAGAAACACAAAAGAGAGAACAAGCTAAATCACAGATGAAAGACTCTGGGTTTAGAGCACCAAAGAACGAACCTATTGCTGACCCTTGGCAGGGAGCTACAACTTCTAACAGTACTGCTGAAGCTGTAGATAAATCTGCAAAGCGTATGAAAACAGAATGGGGTGCAGAAGAAGGTAGCACAGGTTCTTTGCTTTCTAACACTCAGATTAGTAAAATGGCTCAAGGAACTGGTGAAACAGAAAAAGTTATAAAAGAAGTTCTTGGTAATTTTAGAAGTCAGGGTTTTATAAAACAGTTAGAAGAGACTGCATCACGACAAGGTAAAACTTTACAAGAAAGTATAGGCGAAGACCTTGATATGTTTAGAGCAGTTTATGAAGGTAGAAATACAAGTGACGTAAGTACAGCAGATTTCTTTAAAAAACTTACTAGATCATCAATACCAATTAAAAATAAATCTGGAAAAACAGTTGGTAAAATTGTACAGCCTAGATTTATAAAAGCATTAGACATGGTAAACACATCTTTGTTTAATGATATTAGAGATGCTGGTATAACTGCTAGAGAATTAGCTGATATTGCAGACATAAAAGATATAGATGGTCCTGCTCAACAATTAGTAGAAAAACTTATAGCTGGATTAGAATTAAGAAAAACATCTAGTGCTGAAGTATCACAGATGTTATCAGAGTTTGGTGATTCACGTATAAGAAAAACACCACAACAATTTAAAGAAGCAATACAAAAAGATGTACAAGAAAGTATAGATGCTTTCCGTGTAGCTCTACAAATGACTACAGAACAAGATGGTGACGAAGTATTTAAGACTATCTTTGAAGGTATATCTATGGCTGATGGTGTACACACTCTAGATGATCTTGACGTATTTATGCGTAAGAAAATGAGAGGTGGTACGTTTGCTGGCGACAAGAAAAAAACGGGTGCATTCTTAAGAGAGATGGGAACTATGTTTACTCATAGTGTTCTATCAGGACCTAAGACATCAGTTCGCGCAATCATGGGTACATCTACCGCAGCATTTACCAGACCTATGGCTATGGCTATGGGTGGTTTAATGAAAGGTGATGCTACTATAACTAGAGCTGCATTAGCTTCTCTTAATTCTATGCGTGAAATGGTACCAGAATCTTTTAAATATTTTAAAAAAAGATTAAATAGTTACTGGGCTGGTGAATTATCTACAATGAAAACTAGATTTGTAGAGAGAAATAAACTAGACGACCAATGGCAAATGTATGGACATTGGGCAGAAACAAGAGGTAAT